AGGTACTAAACCGCTATATAAGTACCCCACCCCCCCTTTTTTACGCCCCCGTGTAGGCACGTATCCGCCTGAGTTCCTCAGATAAATATTCCATGGATTTTCGATACAGCTTTACAGGTGCATACTTTTCGGTTTATCATGTATAAAAATTTGCTGCAAAATTATTTTGAAAATAGATAAAGAACTTTGGGCTCAGCTCCCGAAAGAAATACTAGAAGAGTATCTCGAGCTCACAGAGAGACTCGGTGAACTTAATCAAGTAGAAAAATGCGAACAGAGTTTTCTAGATTTCGTTAAATCTCAGTGGCCACAGTTCATTGAAGGAAGTCACCACCGTATTATGGCAAACGCTTTTGAACGCATTGCCGATGGTCGATTAAAACGTCTTATAATAAACATGCCACCAAGGCATACTAAATCAGAGTTCGCCAGTCACATGTTCCCAGCGTGGTTAGTAGGTAAAAGACCTGGACTTAAAATTATTCAAGCAACACACACGGCAGATCTTGCTGTAAAATTCGGACGTAAAGTTAGAGACTTATTTGGCACGTCCAGTTATCAAGCGATATTCCCCGACGTGTCTTTGCACCCAGACTCACAGGCTGCAGGAAAATGGGAAACACGGTCTAAGAAAAACCCTAAGATTCAAGGTGAGTACTATGCGGCAGGTGTCGGTGGTGCGATTGCTGGTCGTGGTGCGGATTTGTTTATTATCGATGACCCGCATTCAGAGCAAGACGCAATGTCCAAAACTGCATTAGATGAAGCCTACGAATGGTACACTTCTGGACCTCGTCAGCGTTTACAACCTGGAGGGGCTATTGTAGTTGTAATGACAAGATGGTCAGTCCGAGATTTGACAGGTCGATTAGTGCGCGACATGGGCAAAGGGGAAAAGAACGATCAGTGGGAAGTTATCGAGTTACCTGCGATTTTGCCCAGCGGTGATCCAGTTTGGCCAGAATACTGGTCGCTTGATGAACTAGAAGGAGTACAAGCTGCATTAGGTAAAGGTCCAAAATGGCATGCGCAGTACATGCAGAAACCTACGTCCGAGGAAGGGGCACTTATAAAGAGGGAATGGTGGAATACGTGGGAGAAAAGTACGCCTCCTGCTTGTGATTACATTATTCAAAGTTACGATACGGCATTTTTAAAAACCCAGACTTCTGACTATTCGGCTATAACAACTTGGGGAGTATTTTACCCAGAAGGCAGAATCGGAGAAGAAATGTACAACGGTGATGTCGCTCACCTTATATTGTTAGATTCTGTAAAAGAACGACTAGAGTTCCCAGAACTAAAAAAGAAAGCTCAAGAGTTGTACACGTATTGGGAACCAGATTCAGTTATTATCGAGTCTAAAGGCAGTGGTACTCCGTTAACGCAAGAATTACGCAGAATGGGGATTCCCGTACAGAATTTTACACCGAGCAAAGGTTCAGATAAAATTGCGAGAGTGAATTCGTGTACGCCTTTATTTGAATCGGGGATGGTTTGGAAACCCGATCAACCGTGGGCGGATGACATGGTGGAAGAATGTGTAGCATTTCCCGCAGGAGACCATGATGACTTGGTTGACAGCATGAGCCAAGCCATGTTGCGATTTCGTCAAGGCGGTTTTGTGCAGTTAGCTTCAGATTACGAAGACGAGTACGATGGTTCTCGTGAACGAAAAATGGTTTACTATTAAATTAATTTCATATAGAGTGAGGTGTCATTATGGCAGTAGAGAAAGGCGTAACACTACCGTTGGGGGATGTAGAAGATATTCCTCCTTTTCCAGAGGAAGAAATTGAAATAGAGTTAGAAGAAGATGGGTCTGCTGTTGTAGATTTCATGCCCGAAACCCAACCCCCAGAAACAAATTTTCAAGATAACTTAGCAGAAGTATTAGAGGACTCTTCCTTAAATAAATTAGCCAGTGATTTAATTGGTCTTTACGAAGAAGACAAAGAATCTAGAAGTGAATGGTACACAGCGTTTGCGAAAGGGCTGGATTTACTAGGCATTAAACAAGAAGAACGCACGCAACCGTTTGAAGGAGCCAGTGGAGTTAACCACCCGTTACTTGCAGAAGCAGTTACACAATTTCAATCCCAAGCCTATAAAGAATTATTACCTGCTGGCGGTCCAGTCACTGTACAAACTATAGGGGATGATAACACAGAAGTAGTTCAACAAGCACAGCGTGTAAAAGAATTCATGAATTATCAGATTACGCACGTAATGGAAGAATATGACCCAGAAATGGATTCGTTACTTTTCTATTTACCATTATCGGGGAGTGCGTTTAAAAAAGTCTTCTTTGACACCATGTTGAACAGAGCAGTTAGTCAGTTTGTCAAAGCTGAAGATTTCGTGGTGAGTTACGCTACTACAGATCTTTTCAATTCACCAAGATACACTCACGTCATGACTATGACCGAAAATGATTTGCGTAAAATGCAAATTAATGGTATGTATCTAGAAATGGAGATGACAGGAGCAGGTGTACCTGAAGAAAACCAAGTAAAAGAAAAAATCGACCGTATAGACGGTGTTACCCCGAATTACGCAGAAAATAATGACTTATACACGTTATTAGAGATGCATGTAGACTTAACGATAGCAGAAATAGAAGATCACGGATTTGCGTGTCCTTATATAGTGACTATCTGTAGAGACACTAATAAAGTCTTAGCTATACGCAGGAACTGGGAAGAAGGAGACCCACAATACCAAAAGACGAATTATTTTGTACAATACAAATTCCTTCCAGGTCTTGGTTTCTATGGTTTCGGTTTAATACACATGATCGGAGGCATTACGAAATCAGTAACAGCTATATTAAGGCAATTAATAGATGCAGGAACTTTAGCGAACCTCCCAGCTGGGTTTAAAGCTAGAGGCATGCGTATTCAAGGTGAAAACGAACCAATTCAACCTGGAGAATTTAGAGACGTAGATGTGGCAGGCGGTACAATAAAAGATTCGTTAATGCCGTTACCTTATAAAGAACCTTCCACAGTTTTGGCTCAATTATTAGGTGTACTTGTTGATTCAGGTAGAAGATTTGCTTCTATCACCGATATGCAGATGGGAGACATGGGTAGCCAAGAAATGCCAGTAGGAACAACCGTTGCTATGTTAGAACGTGGAACTAAAGTAATGTCGGCTATACATAAACGCTTGCATTTTGCACAAAAGAAAGAATTTAGACTATTAGGAAAAATCTACGCAAAATATCTACCAGAACAGTACCCTTACGCAATGCCAGGAGGACAAGGTTATGTGATGGCTCAAGACTTTGATGAAAGAGTTGATGTACTTCCTGTTAGTGACCCGAATATATTTTCAATGGCGCAACGTGTTTTGATTGCACAGCAGATGTTACAAATGGCACAGGCAGCACCAGAGATACACAACTTACCCGAAGCTTACCGTAGAATGTACGATGCTCTAGAAATTAAAAATGTAGATTCGCTTTTTCAACAACAAGAAGAAGTTCCTCCAAGAGATCCAATATCAGAAGAACAAGCATCAATGCTAGGGCAACCAATACAGGCGTTTGAGTGGCAAGACCATGAAGCATATATTGCAAACCACAGCGCATTTATACAAAACCCGATGGTGCAACAACAACCACAGGTAGCACAAATGATAAGTGCAAATATACAAGAACATCAGGCAATGCTCTACAAACAGCAGGTGGAGCAGGCGATGGGGCAACCATTGCCACCGTTAGAGCAAATTACTCCTGAGATAATGAATCAAATTGCTCAATCTGCTGCCCAAGCCACGGCTGAAGTGACAGGAAAAGCGAAAGCAGTTCAAGAAGCTGTCGAGCTTCAACGTATAGACCCAGTCATAGAGGTTCAACGTGAAGAGATTGCCCAACGTGCGCAGAAAGACGCAACGCAGGCACAACTTGATGCAGAGAAAATAATATCAAACGAGGCGATCGCTGAAATGAAAATTGCGGCAGATCGAGAGAAAACATTAATACAGGCTCAACAAGAAGCTGAACGTACTTACGCTGACAATTTAAGACAAGTACGAGAAGCTGATACAAAAAGCCGAGGAGAATAATATGAAAGGCGGACCAAAGAAAAATCCAATTAAAGGTTTAGAAGGAACTAAAATTAAAAAGATAACTAGAAAAGCTAAAGGTGGTGGAGCAGCCACGAAAGGTTTGAAGTTTGTAGAATACGGGAGAACATAATGCCAGGAATGAAAAAACAATTCTCACCCATTGCAAAAAAGATGAACATGGGTGGTATGGTGAAAGGTTATAATTTAGGTGGACCAGTTACCGAAGATGCCAGAGCTAGAATGATGCAAGGTGTCGACGGTCAAGTCAGAGGCTACACTCACGGTGGTCCAGTAAAGAAAAAATAATGTTTAAACACAATTAGGAGAAAAAGATGCCAGGAATGACAGCCAGAAGAGATATGTACAGGGGAGACCCAGATAAATTTATCCGTCCAGGAGATAAAGCCGTGTATGATGGTAAAGCTAAAAAGAAAGGAAAGAAATAGTTGGATTGGTTAGAAACAACTGAGTTTCTGCTCAAACAATACCGCAAGCGTAAATCTGAATTATCAGAAATGCTTGCAGCTGGTGGTGCTGGTGATTACGGACAGTACCAGAGAATCGTAGGTGAAATATCAGGTCTAGATTTTGCCGAACGAGAAATATTAGACCTGCATAAAAGGATGAGAATAGAAGATGAAGACATTATCTAATTTTGGATCAGATACCGAAAAATCAAAAACAGTGCCTGATTTTGTAGACAATTTCAGCACAGAAGAAGTGGAGGATAAAACCGATGCTTTTACCGTAGAGAGGCTCCAAGAAGACGCTTCTTTACAAGAAAAACTCCCTAAACCTACAGGGTATAGGATGTTAATATTACCTTTTGTTCCTGGAAAAGTGACAAGAGGAGGAATTCATTTGGCTAAGCAAACAGTAGATAAAGAGCGACTGGCGACAGTAGTTGGGTATGTAGTGAGGCTTGGTCCAGATGCGTACAGAGATGGCAATAAATTCCCAGAAGGACCATGGTGTCAAGAAGGGGATTGGATCATTTTTGGCAGGTATGCAGGTGCCCGCATTCAAATTGAAGGCGGAGATTTGCGTTTATTAAACGACGATGAAATTTTAGCAGTAATCAATGACCCTGAAGATATTTTAGCAGGATGATTTACTTTTATAAAATTTCACGCTATCATCGAGGACTATGAACATGGCAGAAACCATGCAAGGCGTTGCAGAAAACGTAGAAACAGAAGAAGTTGAAATAGAACTTCCTTCAGAAGATGAAGGAAAAGAAACTTCACTAGAGGCTGTTGAAGAAATAACAACAACAGTAGAAGAACCAGTTTCTGAAGAGCACGATCAGGAAGTTGCAGAATACAGTGACTCTGTTAAAAAACGTATAGACAAGCTAACGTATAAAATGCGTGAAGCTGAAAGACGTGAACAGGCAGCACTTAAATTTGCGCAAAGTGTAAAACAAGAATTAGACACAACAAAAACAAAATTAAATAAAACAGATAAAAACTTATTTAGCGAATACAACTCAAGAGTAGATGCAAATTTAGAAACAGCAAAAGCACAATTAAAACAAGCACACGAAGAACATGATACGGATAGATTAATAGAAGCTCAAGAAAGTCTAGCTAAATTATCTGTAGAATCAGAAAGTCTAAACAGGCTGCATAAAGAAAGAGAAGAAGCTCAAATTGAAGAAGAGGCTAGAAAACTCCAACGACCACAACCCCAACAACAACAAACTGCCCCTCCTGCACCAGACCCAAAAGCAGAAGCATGGGCACAGCGTAATTCGTGGTTTGGGGATGATGTAGCTATGACTTCTTCAGCTTTCGCTTTCCACAGGCAGATAGTAGAAGAACAAGGGGTTGACCCAACTTCTGACGCTTATTATAATGCTTTAGATAACCGCATCAAAGATGCTTTCCCACATAAATTTGAACAAGCCCAACAGCATGTTCAAGCAGTAGCTGGTGGTAGCATTGGTGCAACCACTGTAAATAAACCTAGAAAAGTAAAACTCACAACTAGCCAAGTCGCAATAGCGAAGAAGCTAGGAGTGCCACTTGAAGAATATGCGAAGCATGTTCAATAACGGAGTATAAAATGACAGAAGAAAATAAAACAGAAGTCACCACTGACCGTAACTCACGGTCTGCAGAGTCACGAGACACTCAAACTCGCAGAAAACCTTGGCAACCACCTTCCAGTTTAGACGCCCCAAAGGCACCTCCTGGATTTAAATATCGATGGATACGTGAAAGTATTCTCAATCAAGAAGACAGATCGAATATGTCAAAACGTATTCGTGAAGGATTCGAACCAGTAAGAGCATCAGATCACCCTGATTTTGAAGCTCCTACGATTGATGACGGCAGACACGCTGGAGTTATTGGAGTAGGTGGATTGATCTTAGCCAAAATACCTGAAGAAACAGTCGCAGAAAGAGAAGCTCACTACAAAGGTGTAAATGATGCTACTATGGAAGCGGTTGATTCTCAACTAATGAGAGAAAGTAACCCTTTAATGCCTATTGACGCACCTCAACGATCTAGTCGTACGACGTTTGGAAGTAGGGAGAATAAAGGTTAGTTAATCTTGAATAATAACACTTAATATATAAGGTGAAATAAAATGGCAAATACAAACGATCCTGACGGATTTACGCCTGCTTACCACATGTATGGTGGTACTATTCGTCCTGCAAGACTGAGAATCGCTAGTGAAACTTCAGCATCCATCTTTAGTGGTGATGTTGTAAATTTATCTAGTGGTTATGTGATCCAAGGGACGGCAACTGGTACTCCATGCGGTGTTTTCTATGGCGTGTATTACTCGGATAGTTCTGGCAACCCAACTTTTTCAAAAGTTTGGACTGGCAGTACTGCAACTTTAGGTGGAGCTGATGCCGAAGCTCTTGTTTATAGCGATCCAGGAATTGTCTATGAGGCACAATTTACAGCGGGAACCCCCACTGTAGGTTTCATAGGGAGTAAGTACACACTAAGCACAACAGCTGGTGATAGTAATTCTGGTCGTTCAAAAGAAGGTGTCACAGCAACAACTTCGTCTGGAATTGCGTTACATGTAGGTTATAAATTAACCCCTAGTAACTCGATTGCAGCGTATGCTCGTGGCTTTTTCACTTTCCCAACTAGCGTATTCGCAGTTTAATTAGGAGTAATATAAATGGCTATTAACAGAGCACAACTCGTCAAAGAGTTAGTTCCAGGTCTAAATGCTCTTTTTGGACTGGAGTATGACCAGTATCCAGATGAGCATGCAGAAATTTTCGATACCGAGTCTTCGGACAGGGCTTTCGAGGAAGAAGTAATGCTTTCAGGATTCGGGGAAGCACCAGTTAAAGGAGAAGGCGCAGCAGTAGTGTACGATTATGCCCAAGAAACATTCACGGCAAGATATACACACGAAACTATTGCACTCGCATTTTCTTTAACAGAAGAAGCAATGGAAGACAACCTTTATGATTCGCTGTCCGCACGATATACTCGTGCACTGGCGCGTTCTATGCATCAAACCAAGCAAGTAAAAGCTGCGAACGTTTTAAATAACGGATTCACAGCTGGCGCAACTGCTGGTGGTGACGGTAAAGCCTTATTGGCAACTGATCACCCCACTTTAACTGCTGGTGATTTAGCGAACGAACCAAGCACAGCAGCAGATCTTAACGAGACTTCACTAGAACAAGCAATGATAGATATTGCATCGTTCAAAGATGAAAGAGCTCTTAAGATAAATGCACAGGCTAAGAAATTAATAATTCCGCCTGCTTTGCAATTTATAGCGGATCGTCTACTAAATACTCCAGGCAGAGTAAGTACAGCAGACAATGATATTAACGCTCTCCGCAACATGGGAATGGTCTCAGGCGGTTATTCAGTTAATCATTATCTGACTGACTCAGATGCTTGGTTCCTAACAACTGATGTTCCGAACGGTCTTAAACACTTTATTCGTACCCCTGTTTCCAGTGGTATGGAAGGTGATTTTGAAAGCGGAAATGTCCGTTATAAGGCACGTGAACGTTACAGCTTCGGCTTTAGCGATTGGCGTGGTATTTACGGTTCACCAGGAGCGTAAATAAAATTTGGGGAGGAGTTTACTTCTCCCCTTTTTTTATATAGAATCGAACCCAGAACTAGGGTATTTTAATTTTAATCTATCTACTGACCTAGCAGACAAGCCAAGATGATAGATTTATTTTTTCGGGAGAAAAAATCATGGCAAAAACTTCATTCAGCGGAATAGTCCGCTCACAAAACGGTTACAACACTTATAGAGTAAACAGCACAACAGGTGCAGAGACTACCTACGGAACTAGAGAAGGAGGTATGTACTCGTTAGGTTCAGTTACTGGTACAAGTAGTATTTTAGGTGCAGCTCCTACCGATGTTCTTTTCGGGAAAGGTTCTAACCCTGACCATATTATCAATCCTTTCACAAGTGGTACAACTTCTATAACAGACCCATTAGGTAATGATATCCCTTTAGGTTCAGTTCTGTACTACGGTGATAGAGTATTTAGATACGGTTTAGCAGGCGGTGTTGCATTAACAGCAGGAAAACTTGTTCAAACAGCCGTTGGAACTAAAGCAGATCACCAAGACTTAGCCCCTACAGCAGCAGTTGCTGCGGGTGAGTATGAGATTTCAATAGAAACAGCAGGAACTGACTTAACAGCTAACCAGTATAAAGACGGTTATCTTTATGTTAATGATGGTGCAGGCGAAGGACAATGTATGAAAATTGCTTCTAACCCAGCTCACGATCACTCATCTGATCCTTCAGTTGTTATAACAACCCATGATGCTTTAGCTACAGCAGTAGCAACTTCATCTAAAGTTTCATTAATAGCAGACCCTTGGTCTGCCGTTCTAGTTGCACCAGCAGCAGAAACGGGCGCAGCAATGGGTGTCCCTGTTGTTGACATGGCAGCCAGTGCTTACGGTTGGTTCCAAACTTATGGACCAGCAGCAGTATTGACAGCAGGAACTATAGTGCTTGGGCATAACGTAGTGAGATCAGCAGGCGTTGCTGGTGCTGTAGCCCCCGCAACAAGCGACATTTTAGATATCGTTGGTACGTGTATGTTGGTTGATGTAACTACTGATTACTCATTAATTAAACTTAATATATAAGTAGGGGTAATTTATGGCTAATACAGTCACAGGTCCAACTAATCAGTTTGACGGAGATAAAAAGTTAATTGTGTATTGCTCAGTGCTTTCAGACGGAAGTGCCAGCAGCACAACTTTAGCAGATGTTTCTGCTTTAGGGACTAATCCCGAAGGGGAGTCTTGTGCCCATGTAGCTTTAAATAAAATCTGGTATAGTGTAACTGGAGCACCTGATGCTCCAGCTTCACTTGATTGGGTTGCTACAACTGATGTTACATTTTTAACTTTAGGGTACGACAATACATTCGATTTTAGTTCTTTTGGTGGATTGAAAAACACAGAAGCAAGTGGATATACTGGAGATGTAAAGTTAGTAATCCCTTCAACTTCGGATGCAGGAAATGAATATACTGTTTGGGCAGAATTTTTAAAGTATTACGAAGCTCAAGGGTCTTAACAAATGGCTACATCAGGCACTAAAACATTTAGTCTTGATACTGCAGCTGTCATGGAAGAAGCGTATGAGTTGGCAGGGCTGGAGTTGCGTACAGGATATGACGCAGTAACAGCCCGTCGCTCACTAAATATCATGTTTAGTGATTGGGCTAACAGAGGTGTTAATGTTTGGACTATCGCTCAAGTCCCTTTGACAATGATAGAAGGACAAAATAACTACACATTAAACAGTTATGATATAGATATAATTGATGCGGTTATTAGAAGAACTGTTGGCACAACAGTTACAGACTTTCAATTAAGTAGTGTGGGAAGAGATGAGTATTTAAACATCCCTACTAAAGCAACTAAAGCTAGACCAACAGAATATTTTTTAGACAGACAGTCAACTCCTGTTTTATATGTTTGGCCAGCACCAGATAATTCAACAGATATTTTTCTTTCTAACAGAATACAAAGAATAGATGATATCAATGCATCTGTCAATGACCCCGATGTACCTAGTCGTTTTATTGCTTGTATGGTCTCAGGGCTGGCTTTCTATTTAGCTCTTAAAAAGAACCCTGAAAGAATTCAAATATTGAAACCACTATATGAGGAAGATTTCGCAAGGGCAGTAGCAGGAGACACAGGGAGAAACAGCCTACACTTAGTTCCTAGGAGAAGTTATTAATGGCGTATGTTAAAGGCACGTATGCTCAAGCAATATGTGATGTATGCGGGTGGGCTTATCCTTATTTAGATTTAAGAAAACAATGGAATGATTTAAAAGTCTGTCCAGAATGTTATGACCCTAAAGCTCCTCAATTAGACCCAGTACCGAGAGTTTTGGATGCGGAAGCACTTTGGAATCCCAGACCTAATGTCGATGAAGAAGTTGGGTTGGGTACAGTAATAACATACGGTCCATTAAACACTTACGATGCAGAAAACAATGCAACACAAGTTGGACCATACAACACAATACCAGAAGTTATTGGAACAATGTTTCCAAATGTAGTTGTTGGAGACCCTTTCAAAATGACAGGTGAAACAGGAACATTAACAGTGACAGCATCATGAAGTGGACATACACAACATTAAAAACTGCTATTCAAGAGTATGTTGAAAGTGCCGATTCAACTTTTGTGTCTAATCTTCCTATTTTTATACAAGAGGCAGAACAAAGAATTTTACAAAATGTACAAATACCTGTTTTCCGTAAAAATGTAACAGGAACAGCAACAGCCCCTACAAATGATGTTCCTGTTTCTTATCTAGAGATGCCTAGTGACTTTCTTACACCATTAAGTTTAGCTCTTATTGATGGCAGTGGGGATTACAGTTATCTACTTTTAAAAGATGTCTCTTACATAAGAGACTATACACCAAGTAAAACAACATCAGGTAATCCACTATATTATGCACTTTTTGATGACAACACTTTTATACTAGCACCAGCCCCCAGCACTAATTTTGAGTTTGAACTACATTACGTTTACAACCCTCAATCAATTACAGCAACCTCAAGTGGGGAAAGTTGGCTTGGGTCTAACGCTAGTGACACATTATTTTACGGGGCTTTGGCAGAAGCTGCAATATTTTTAAAACTAGACGCCAATGAAACTCAAATGTTTGAAGGTCGTTTTGCCAGTGGTTTATCTAGTTTAAAAAACAGAGTAGAAGTTCTAGGAAGCAAAGACGAATACAGGTATGGGGATATTTATTAAATGTTAAAAGAACCTATACCAGAATTAGAGGGGAAAAACATAGCTTTAGTAGCTATGGGTCAAAGTCAGATTGATTATCATTTAGCTAGAACACATAGTTTAACTTTTGATGAAGTTTGGGCGGTCAATGCTATGGTGGGTGTTTTACCCGACGTAGACCGAGCTTTTATCCTGGACCCTATGAGTCGGTTTTTAGACACAGAAGACGCAGGAACAATGACCCCAATGATGAGAAATCGTTTACCTCAAATACAATACCCTATTTATACTTGCGAAGTAGACGAAAGAGTTTCTGCTGCGGAAGAGTTTCCATTAAAAGCTTTAGTTGCCGATTTAGGGTGCGCGTATCTCAGCAACACCGTTGCCTACGCAATAGCGTTTGCGCTTTGGAATAAGGTAAGTCATTTAACTGTGTTCGGTGTAGACTTTACTTACAAAGGAAATATGCATTTTGCCGAAGCGGGAAGGGCTTGTTGTGAATTTTGGTTAGCTAAATGCATGGATCAAAAAATTGAAGTTTCTGTTGCCCCTAGATCTAATTTATTAGATACTGATGTAGATATAAAAAATAAATTATATGGTTATCACCGTTTAGATGATCCATTTATTACTTATGTAAAAGAAGATAAAATGCAAGTATGTAAATGGTCAGAAGTGCAGAAAGAAAAACAAGAGTTTATAGGAATGATAGGGAGAGACGATTTAGAGTTTAACGCACCCGAACCAAGTAAATACTAATGCAAACACAAGAATTTTTATCAGAATTAGGGGACTTAGGAGTCACCACAACGAACCACAGGGGTCATACAGTAGAAGAAGTAGCGGAAATGGCTACTAATAAATTAGTTTCTATTAGTGATGATGCTCCTGCACCCATTCGGGCGCAAGCACATGCCTTTAGACAAGCATGCAAACAAGTGATTAATTTTTATATACAGGAAGGAATTAAAAACCACATGTGTACAATATGCAATCAATTAGAAAAACAAGGTCATAAAGACCTAGCAAATATTATAAGGAGACTATAATGGCTATAACACAAGCGATGGCAACAAGTTTTAAAAAAGAACTTTTAGAAGCTAAACATAACTTTTTAGCATCTGGAGGAAATAGTTTTAAACTAGCTCTTTACACGAGCTCAGCCACTATGAGTGCAGCAACTACTGCGTATGTAACGACTAACCAAGCTACGGGTACTAACTATACTGCGGGCGGATCAGCATTAACTAATATAAACCCAACAAGTTCTGGAACTACGGGTTTTACTGATTTTGCTGATTTAACTTTTGGCACTGCTACTATCACAGCAAGAGGATGTATGATCTATAATGATACAGCTTCGGGAGATCCAACAGTTGCTGTATTCGATTTTGGCGGAGATAAGACATCTACAGCAGGTAGTTTTACTATATCTTTTCCAACTGCAAGTGCGAGTGCTGCTGTAATAAGAATAGCGTAAATTTAGCGTATGGCTAAGATTAACGGTTGGGGTAGAGGTACTTGGGGTCAACTGACCTGGGGTGAACCACTACCTGTCGTTATAACAGGAGTTGCGGCAACTACTGCGTTAGGTTCAGAAACTGCTACAGGTTCTGCTATTGTATACCCCACTACAGTCGCAGGAACAGGAGCCGTAGGAACACTTATAGCAGCAGGTTTTGCAATCACAGGTGTTTCAGGAAATGCTTCAACAGTTTCTGTTGGAGAGGAAACAGTTACAGGTGCTGCTAATGTTTACCCAACCACAGTCGCAGGCACAGGAGCCGTAGCAAGTGTTAGTACAGTTACTGACAATGTAATTTCTATAACAGGAGTTGCAGGCACAGGAGCCGTAGCAAGTGTCAGTACTGCAGCACATGCAAATATACACCCTACGGGGGTAGAAGCTACAGGAAACGTAACCAGTTTAATGATCTGGGGACAAGTAGTTCCAGGAGTAACCACAACTTGGGGAGCAGTTTCTGTTTCTCAAAACCCTAATTGGGAAGAAGTTGCTTAACTAATATGAAAAAAGATACTATAATCAATCAGGACGGAGAATAAAAGATGGCTAGTACATACGTAAACAACCTCAGACTTAACGAAATGGCTACTGGTGACGGTAGTGGAACTTGGGGAACAACAACCAATACAAATTTAGAATTAATCGGACAAGCTCTTGGCTACGGCACTAGAGCCCTAGCTAACGCTTCAACCGATAACATCACTATTGCAGACGGGAGTTCTGACGCAGATAGAGCAATGTATCTTAAGCTTACTGGTGGTGGACAAGCTTGTACTGTTACGTTGTTACCTAACACAGCCTCTAAAGTATGGATGATGGAAAATGCCACTTCATACACACTGACATTCACTTGTGGTAGTGGAGCTAACGTAGCAATCCTAGCAGGAGAAACAAAGATTATAGCCACTGATGGTGGAGCAGGGTCTGGTGTGGTTTATGACGTATTAACGGATTTAAGCGTTGAGAACCTTTCAAATGGTGGAGACTACAAATCAGTAACGGCTGGAACATCAAACTTAGTTTTAGGTGTCAACGCAGGTAACAGTATCGCTTCTGGTGGTAACTACAACGTAACAGTTGGCGATGAAGCAGGTACTGCGATTACTACTGGTGACCAAAACGTATTTGTTGGGTATGCCGCAGGCGATGCCACTACAACGGCAGGTCAAAACACAGCACTAGGGTACAACGCACTAGGAGCAAACATAACGGGTGCTTATAACACGGGTATTGGAAGAAATGCTTTATTGGTTACTACTGGAGGTAGCAATACAGCAGTCGGTGGAGATGCTTTAACAGCAAATACTTCAGGAGCAACGAATACAGCGGTTGGTGTTAGTGCATTAGCAGCAAACACAACAGCAGATTACAATACTGGTGTTGGTGCGAATGCTTTAACAGCAAACACCACAGGAGCATCTAATACTGCTATCGGTGGATTGGCTATGGATGCTAATACCACAGGACTTAATAACACAGCAGTTGGTGTTGCAGCAATGGGAGCAAACACTACTGGACAAAGAAATCAGGTTCTAGGTGTTTCTGCATTAGCCACA